AACTGGCTAAGATGCAAGCCGACATAGCCGAAGCCCAAGAGGTTACAAAGCGTTGGGAAGCCGATATGTCTAGCGACAGTTGGTTATCCAAAAACATTCGCCCAATGGCTCTAATCGCTATTTTTGGGGCTTATTTCCTATTTGCCATGATGTCAGCCTTTGGGTACGATGCTAACCAAAACTATGTGCAGTTGCTCGGTCAATGGGGACAAATCGTGTTTTTAGCCTATTTTGGTGGTAGAACGGCTGAGAAGATTATTGAGATGAAAGCTAAGAAATGATGTCTTTGTGTAGTGCTGACGGCTGCAAAAACAATTCATTAGCCAAAGGTTTTTGCAATGCACACTACCTTAGAAACAAAAAAAACAAAGATTTAAACGCACCATTAAAACAAAGAAATATTGACAAAATTTGCGTAGATTGTGGCAAGCCTACAGACGCAAAAGGCGGGTTTATGCGTTGCAAAACTCACTATAAAATCTACAAAAAACAAACATTAAAAGCAAAGTTTGTTGATATGCTTGGTGGTTGTTGTTCTGTTTGCAAAGGCAAATTTCCATTAGCAGTTTATGATTTTCATCACCTAGAAAATAAAAAAGATGATATTGCTAGTATGTTTAATTATTCATCAGAAGAAAAAATAGCGGAAGAAGTAAAAAAATGTATTCTTTTATGTGCTAACTGTCATAGGATTACCCATGCAAAATAGATTTGATGTTTGTTTAGAAAGAGTTTTGAAACACGAAGGTGGATTTGTTAATGACAAACTTGATAGTGGCGGTATGACCAATCTAGGCGTTACTAAGCGTGTTTGGGAAGAATTTGTGGGGCATCCTGTATCCGAAGCCGATATGCGAGCCTTGACCCCCGAAAAAGTCGGCTCAATGTATAAAATGAAGTATTGGAATCCCAGTTATTGTGAAGTCCTACCGAAAGGCTTAGATTATGTGGTATTCGATTTTGCCGTTAATGCAGGCACAGGCAGAAGCGTTAAGACGCTACAACAGGCAATCGGATGCGTGGCTGATGGAGTTATCGGGCCTAAAACTATGGCAGTTATTAATGATGCAAACCCTAAAGACCTTATTGCAAAATTTTCAGACGCTAGGGCAGACTTCTACCAAGGCATAGTGGCAAGAAAACCCGACCAAGCTCGCTTTATTAAAGGCTGGCTTAATCGGGTTGAGGATGCTAGAAAACTAGCTCTTGAGGAATATAACCAAGACAATAAAGAGTCCTAGTAGCAACAAGCCTTTTTCAGTCCAATACGCCCTGTTAAGACGGGCTGGGTCATAGATTAAATAAGATTGAAGCTCTAGCATATCGGTGTCTTTTTCAACATACTTAGGTGGCACATAATACTTACCGATTTGTACTTTGCCGTTGTTGTATGGGACATTCATAGATACCCCCCTAAAATGTAACCTAGAGTTGTACACGCTACTGCTAATAAAACGAACAGAATTGTAGCTACAAATGGGTTCATTCAAATTCCTCACTTTCTGTATCTTCAATGTCGTAAATAAATGCCATAACTTCACTATCTACATGAATGTGTTTCTTAGCTAATTCAGGCTTATGCTCAACAGCCGTATGGACTTCTTGGACTATCTGATAGGCTTGGTATAGCTTATCAATCATTTCTTGACGGGTCATAATTACCCCCTAGTAAAAGATTTTATAGCGTGGATGGCAGGTCACTTCAACAGGTACAGTCGTAGTAACCCCGTTAATCTTACGCCTAGCCTCAATGACTACTGGTCTTGTGTTAGCTGACTCACATTCATTAATAGCCAAGATAACCTGACTACGACTCATGTGAAAAACAGTCTTATCTGTTTCTAATGTAGCGTTGGGTGGCTCAAACGATGAACAAGCCCCTAATAATGCGGTTGATAGTGCGATTGCGTATTTCATGATATTCCCCCAGTTCTCCACACATAAACAATAGCAGGTATGCCAAACGCCAACACACCTGCAACCATACCTAATAAAAAGTCTTTCATAAATCCCCCTTAGTTAAACAACGATTAAATATTAAGCCAACTTAACTATTTGTGCAAGAATTATTTAATGTGTGGCTAAAAAGCAACAGGGCAGATTTGGTAGCTGTTACCTGTAACGCAGAAAGCCACAAAATTCGTTACTTGCTACATCCTCTTGCGATGGCTTAACGCCCTGCGAAAAGGTGGGGTGGCCCTCTGTGTGAAGGAGATTGTGGCAGGGGGATTGCCGCCACCCCGTAATCATTATAGTTTATTCTTTGCCCGATAAAAGGCTAAAAGATGAGTAAAACATTCCCACCCAATTCTCAGGTCATCTTCAGGTATCTCTACTAGTTTAGCCTTATTTTGTAGGGCATTGACATAAACAATGGCACACCGAGCTTTGGGCATCTCAAACCCCTGTCGGTAGGCTGACAACTGCATTTGGTGGTCAAAGAAATAATCGAGCTTGTCTAGGTCTTTCTCAGTCGTTTTAAAGTCAACCACAAAGCCTGACTTGGCAACTAGGTCGCATTTGCCACCAAACCCACCATAAGCAAAGGACTTCTCAGAAATCCATAGCTGTGAGCCAAAATGCTCGTTTATGGCGTTTTCTACGGCTCGGACATAGGGTGGTAGCTCAGGGATGTAAATGCCCTCGTAGAAGGCTTCTATGACCCCATGTATCTGCGTTCCCCGTTCCGCAGCTTGCTTGGCGGTTTCTTTGCTATCGGATACAACCCGACTTAACCAGTCTTCTTCCGATTCCTTATCTAGGCGAGGTAATGTAAGTGCAGCGAGTATGGCTTGCTGTTGTTTCCATACATCAAGGGCTGGCTTTGCCGCACACCCAATAATGGTGGTAACTGAGGGCAATAAGCCCCGTTCTCTTGCGTCTTTGACAGTTGAGTTTCTTTCTTTCCCGTTCTTGCCAACGATGCGATAGGCTGGACTGCCATCGGGTAAGTACCAATGACCTGTACTTTCATTTACATTCTCTTTCACTAACATAATTCCCCCTGTTAAACATTACATTAACTGTAGTATTGCCGTTCTATCTTCTAGGTTTTTAACCCTGTCGGCACAAGCCTGAACCACAGTCTTAATGACAGTTTCCAAGTCATCTTGAGCAAATCCGATGATTGGCACTTCTTCATCGTAGCCCCGTTCTTGAAAGGTCTTGACTGTATATTTTTGGTCAATAAAGTCTTTAATCATGTGGTTCATGGCTTACTCCTAAAGGTTAATTCCCCCAGTTAGCGACAAATGGTTACCCATTGACAACCGCCCCCACCACAAACATACTGTTGCCAGCAATTTGCTTGTTGGGCTACTGCAAAACCAACTACAAAAAATGTTGCGAATATTGCGAGTGCTTTTTTCATACATTTCCCCTTTTAAAATGGAACATCGTCATCAATAATTGCTGCGTCTTGCAACTGCTTATTTACATCAGGTTTATTAAAAGTGTTGCGGTATTCGGCTGACAGCATGATTTGGTCTTTTAGACCTTGCGATAAGCTGTCAAATACTTCTTGGTCAAACTTCTGCAAGTCAAACAAGACGCAAGGGTTTACGCCCTGTGGTACACCCGCTTTCTGTACGATTGCGGGAACTGGAGTAATAGCCACCGCATCAGCGTAGGTATTGCCGTTATTAGCGGTTCTATGCTGAACAGTAACCATGCACCATTTATCTAACAAATTGCGTAAGTCAAAGCCACGCAACTCATCATCGGTAAATGATTTGCCACGCCAAGATTCCAAGTCCTTCCGTAACGAAGCCTTATCGCCTAGCGACAGCGTGTAGTTGCGTGTTTGGATAAGAGGTTTGCCCTCAATCTTTAAGTCATCGCCATGAAGCTCCCAAAAGAACTTCACTTTGCGTAGCATCTTGACTTGACCCATGTACTCGGACTTCTGTGTACCTAAGTCAATAATTCGGTATAAACGAGCTAGGTGCGACCCTACTGGGGCTACCTTAAACTCTTTCTTTTCTGTAGTTGTGCCTGTCACAATCATTGTTTCCCCCCAAAAATATTAGAAAAATCGTCAAAAATCGTACCCAAAATGGGGCTAATCCTACGCTTATTGGGTAAGCCACAATGAAACCTGATTAGGTCAATTTCTGCCAATGTCAACATATCACCATCCTCTGCCTTATCTAAAGCTATCTCAAGGCGTTCTTGGTCTTGCAACTGTTCGTTATGTAATTCCTGTAAATCATCCATAATCATCTCCAAAAGTAAACAGCTTATGCTGTACCACAATATTAAGCCAAATTAAAAAAAAGTGCAAACTATTTGAATCTGCGTTGTTTATTTGGTAAGATAGCTTAATGCGAAAGAAAAAAGTGTTTACCGATAGCCAAATTATCGAGTTACTGGGTGGGCCTACCAAAATAGCCAAAATCTGCAAAATTAGCGTACCTGCGGTGTCTATGTGGAAAAACTCAGGTATTCCTGCCGATAAGATGGTCTATTTAGGGGCGTTATTGGAACAGGAAAGCAAGGGATTGGTAAGCCGTAAAGACTTATTTCCTGACTCATACCAGTTGATATGGCCTGAGTTGCGATGATTAGTGTTATACTAATGGGGCAGAGTGAAGTCTGTTTAGTATTACCAGCTAAGACCCTATAGGGTTGCTTTGAGCGTTTTGGAAAGGCTGGCTGGTCTTTTCTAAAGCGACTTCACCTTAGAGCAACCTTATGGGGTTTTTCTATTTCTGCCACCCGAAACGACAGGGTGTTAGAAGAAGTCGGGGATGGGCTAGAGGCCGATGGAGATTCAGCATCGGAGCGAGGGTCGACACCTGCGATAGCCGCCAAGATACTGGGTCAAGCCAGCTTGGGTAGAGTCGTTACTCGATACATCTCTTGACAGTATCGCCACTTGTGGCGTTGGTCGTTCTATGGGAAAAGAGCTTGCAAAAAGTTATATATAAGTTATATATACATTAACTTGTAAGTATATAAATTAAGCGGAAATTTATACATAAAGTTATATAAACATTACATTAACCGACTTTATGTAACATATATAAGGGAAAATACCTATATAATTAATTATTAAGTAAACTTAACCTACAGTCTTTACGGGGGATTTATGAACGCATATGAATTAGCAGATGAATTGCAAGAACTAGATTCAAGACTGCATTTAATAGACTTATTTAAGTCCGCCAATATGCTTCGCCAACAAGCAGACCGCATAGCTGAGTTAGAGAAACAGTTAAGTCAACCCATGCAAATACTCAATGATGGTCGTATTGTGCCTGTATTTAAAGAGTTAAGTGATGAGGAAATATTAGAAATAGGCAATGCAGTTACAAACCTTATTGATTCCAATGAAGGCTGGATTGAATTTGCTAGAGCAATACTAAAGAAAGCGAGTGAGAAATGACCACATTTACTACCGATGACCGCATAAACGCTTATAGCCATTACAAAATCTATGATGAGCATGGTGAATTAATGCGTACAGTAAAGACTAAGCATGAAGCCGAGCATTTAATAAAAACCTATACCGATTGGACTTACCAGTTTGTAAAAGCTGATAAACCTAAATTTGAGGATGCACCATTTTGAGTTCTTGGTTAATTATTGTGACGGGGCTTATTTATGCCTATATAGGTATAGAACAAGGCTTTAAAGGTAATACAGCTATGGCAGTTGTATATAGCGGTTACGCATTTAGTAATATTGGACTTTATATACTTGCAACAAAATAGGGGGATGTGTGGATTTTGAAAAGTTTTGGATAAATTGGCCCAAAAAGGTCGCAAAGAAAAAAGCTGAAATTGCTTGGAAACGATTGACTGACCTTGAAAAGCGTGAAGCATTAGAAGCCTTGCCTAAGCACCTTAGACATTGGCAACTTAAACGCACCGAAATAGACTATATTCCTTACCCTGCCAGTTGGATAAACGCTGCAAGGTGGGAAGATGTTTTAGACATGACCCCCGCCAAAGAAAAGGTGGATAGGTCTTGGATGTTTAGCCAACAAGGTATTGAAAACAAGGCTCGTGAACTAGGAATACTGGGTAACGGGTACGATAGCTACGATACTTTAAAGAAGAAATGTATGATGCGAATGGGTATGGAGATTGACTGAACATCAATACCAATGTGCAGTACGGCAGTTATGCAAGTGGCGTAGTCAATGGGGGTTAGCAAAGTTTAGAGAATACCTATCAAAATACCAACTTGATAGTAATTTACTAATAGGCTTTGCAGACCAATGGAAAAAAGGTAACAAAGGTAACTGGGGGGAGTGGAAATGAAAGAGTATGACCCACACGAAGCAATAGACTTTATATTTAAAACAGCACCGCAGTACGCTAAGGCAAGCGGTGAACTAGCCCAGCTTGAGAACTTTAGGCATAGTCTTAAAGCCATCAAGATGTCGCAGACCGAAGAACAGTCGCTAGGGGCACAGGAACGGGAAGCTTACCGCAGTCCTGAATACCAAGACTTATGCAAAGCCATAGGTGTAGCGGTAGAGCAAAAAGAAGCCCTTAGATGGCAATTAGAAGCCGCCAAGATGCGTTTTGAAGCATGGCGTACCCAACAAGCTAATGACAGAAACTTAGAAAGGTTGACCCGATGAGAGGATTTGCAGAAGTATTCCTAGACTTAACCCGCACCATTAAACGGGTGCATGAACTTAAACTTAAAAATGACCATACCGAAGCCTATCTGCTTAGTTGCGATATAACCGACTATGCCCAAGAACTAGAGGATGTACTGCAAAAAGATGCAAACATTCAATAAGATAATGCGTAATGCCTACGCCACCCATATTGACTATGGTGCGTTCAAAGGCTTAATACCAACTAACCAAAACTTCTGCCCCAGTAACATAGACGGGATTGCAGAGCGTAATGGTAAGTTTTTGGTGATGGAGTGGAAACGCCCCAATGAAAAGGTTAGCGAGGGTCAAAAACGACTATTGCAAGCCTTTGCTAAAACTTCTAACTTTACAGTCGTTATTGTGCAAGGCAACACAGATGACCAATTAGTTATAGAGAATTTTTGGCAAGTCCAACCTTTTGGATGCACTAAACTAGGCAACGGGGTTGACGAATTTAAGGCTTTCTATCTAATGTGGTACGACTACGCTAATGAACAAAAAGGATAAAAAACGCCATGACGATATTGCAAGACTTGGTTGCGTCTTATGCTACCACTTGGGCTACCATGACACCCCCGCAGAGCTTCACCATGTCAGACGATTCGGTGGAAAGCGGTCAGAAGCACCAATACTCCCCTTATGTACCGAGCATCACAGAGGTGCTACAGGTGTGCATGGACTCGGAGCAAAGGCTTTCGAGAGATACCACCAAGTTGAGTTCAATACCTTACTAGGTATAGTCAAGGCTAGGCTACAACTCTAGCGGGTCAAAGCCTAATTCTGTAGCTACAGCCTTAGCCCTGTTTCTAAAGGTTTTGTCGTGCTTAGTCCATGCCTGAGTGCTTGTATCCCACCGACTAGCATGAATCATCTCATGGGCCATAGTCCTAATTACTGTGTCTAAATGACCACACCTAGCGTCAGATATAGTAATGGTATGGGCGTGTTTTTCCCCATCATCGTAAAGATAAGTGCCCATAGCATCAAAGTCACTATCTACTACAAACTTGATTTCTTCAGGTAAAGGTAAGTCCCAAGACGCAAACGGCTCGCAGCAATACAACATACTGTAGATGTGTTCGATAATTTTAGGCGTAATCTTCATACTTCTAATATTTCACCACGAAACTCTACCTCGTTTTCCCCACAAACCTGAATCATCTCAGGCATTAACAACCGACCTCTTTCCCACGAAGCCATGACAAACCCTTGTCGCCAATCCTTTGCGTTATCTTCTGTATAGCTAAAGCTATCCGCATTGATGTCAGCTAAAGTGCCTGTTTGCACACCCCAGTAGGTCTTTTGGTCAAAAGTCGATATAGGGCTTAAAGTTAATACATGGGTATGCCCTGTAAAGATATTACTAAAACTGGCTTGCACATTGTTATAGCCTGCGTACCTACCGCCTTTATGCCTGTGCTTAATTACAGTATCCTCATTGACCCAAAAAGACCAACAGGTTTCCCAATGGGGGAAATGGTATTTTAGGTTAAACCCATCGACCCCCGAAAACTCAGGGGCACGAGCCACCAAAGCCGACTCATAACGCATATCGTGATTACCTAGAGTCCATATTAGCCTACACCCTGCTGGTCTAACCTTTTCAATAGCATCTAAATGCGTTTTACAGTAGTTTAGTTCGTCTAATACGCTTGGTTGGCGGTCAAAATTTATCTTTGGGAATCGGCTGAGTACTGCCCCGTCAAACGCATCTCCGTTACAGATAATGGCTTTGGGCTTGAAATGCTCAATAAACTTAATCAGAGCTTTAAATCCTGTCGTTGTATCTTCTGTAAAGTGGGCATCCGAAAAGATGATGACTCGACCCTTTTCTAACTCCATACCCCGTCTAACGCTATGGGTGGTGGCATCTAATCGTTCTTGTAGTAATTCTTGGCGTTTTGCCTTGTCAGCCCTAGCTCTCTCAATATAATCTTTGCTTTTTTCTTGTTTATAACTAAGGTCGGTTACTAGCGTTATGTTCTGCCTAATCTCTACTGACCGCCTACGATTCATAACGGCACGAACACCGATACCTAAATGTTCTGCTAATGCTGTGGGGCTAGGATATGACCGC